ATACTAAATTCTTGTCCAGTACCACTGCCAGCTGATGTGCCAACAATGCCGTGATATGTTCCTTTAGTACGCAATGCATCTGCACCACTTACTGTGTCGACTGTTAACAATGAACTTGTTTGTTGTGTAGTATAACCTAAACCAGCATTTAAATATTCAACTTGTAATATTTGGTTTGCTCCGTCAGTAAATACTGCCGCAATTTGTGCTTCAAGTTGTTGGTTATCAACTTTACCAAGAATTGGTGTTTCTGTAGAATCAATACCTTCAGCAACTGATCCAAAATCTCCGTAGGAGTTGTTACCGTTTGTAGCACGAACTTTACCACCTGACTCTGCAAGGTAACCTATATGACAATAGTATGTAAACACAGATACAAGCTCTGCTCTACCTAATTCTCTAATCCAAAATCCAATGCCGTCACTTAAAATCTGTGTAAAGTCGTTTGCAACAATACTATCATTGCCGCCGTTGTGTAATGATCCGTCAACTTTTAATCCAACACATGCTGTACCAAAGTTTGATACGTTTTGTACGTATGGAGATTTAGTTGTGATCCAACCTCTTGTATCATCTGGTCCCCAACCTGGGTCAAGACTAACAAATGCTCCTGCACTTGGTCGCTTAGTTCCGTATGCATTTCCACTACCTAGTGTACCTAATAATCCACTTAATGAACAGTTTCTTAAACCTGTACCATTACGCATGTAGAACATGTCTTCTTTATTATTATTTGCTACTGAGTTTATATAGTAACGACCCATGCTAAACACATTATAGTTAGAATTATATATTAAGTCTATTTTAACAGCATCTAAATATCTGTTGACATCTCGTGTACAAGCTGTTACACTATAACTGTAGTTTGCATATGTTGCAGTTATGTAAGCGTGAACTTCAGCAATCATATATGCTCTGTTTGCTTCTAATACTTCTACAGCATATGTATATCCTGTAGTTGCATTTGGAACGTTTGATCCTCTAAATGCAGGTACTGTACTGTCACCGGATGCTCCGTTTATACCGTAATTAATATAGTCAGCTAATTCAGTAAATAGGTTTGATGCATATGCACCAGCTGCCGATGAACCTGCTGGGCGTGTTACTACTTGTGTTACACTATTACCAGTTGACTCAGTAACGTTACCGTTTGTTATAATTGTTGATGCTATTGCCGCAAGTCGTGTTATTGCCGCAACACTCTTTGGCACATCTTCAGATGCTGTTGCAGTTGCAGCCGGACTAATCTTAGTTGAACGTAATTCGTCTCCTACAATAGCTGTGTCTTCTGGAACTCTAATTGGAAGGAATTCGTAATACTGTCCAGTTTTAACAAATACTGTTTTGCCAGCTCGCTGTGCTATTGGAACACTGTTAGTGTTACCAGCTTTAATACATGCTGTTGCTAAACCAAGTAAGTGTCTAGCAGTTGGAAGTACGCCGGGTCCTGTAACTGCGTTTTCATCTGATCTAACCCATAAGTGTGCTGTTACATTACTTGATACTCCTACGTTAACTGTAATAGTAGTTGACGTTATTGCAGTAATTGCTCTAAATGTTCCTGCTGCCGGATCAGTTGTTCTAGGATAAAGATGCTCAGTAGCATGACTATCTTGAGCACAAGTAAATGTTAATGAATTTTCAGCAATACTAACAGTTCCGCCTACTTTAAACGGATGCACTCCGATAGTAAGTACTAGTACGCCCGAAGCTGGAGCATAAGTTGCCGCAGTTGGTTTATACATTGCACTTTGTGAAGTTGTAAGTGTTGCTGGTGTTAATTGCGTAATTGGTGTACTTACACTGTTTAATCCTTGATAGTTTAATGCCGGAGCAGTTTTTTCCATTACATGCGATACAAGTAATTTAAGATAATTAATTGACGCTATTGTTTGGGCTTCTTGTCCTGCTACCTGGCTCGACGCACCTACAAAATATGCTAATGCGGCTAACCTAGATCTAACGTTTCCACCGTGACTAATATCCCATATAATTGCATCAATTAGCTGTCCAGTGTCTCGACGACATGTTTCTTTAGTATACGAAAAGCCACTAGTAAACGGTGCTCTATTATTTGAAACACCATGATCGATCCATTCAACAACCTCAGCTTGCATAAATGCTCTGTTTTGTGCTAACAGTTGTCTATCGGCTGCGTTAAATGAACCCTTTTCAATTTGTTCGCATGCAAATCTTACAGTCTTAAACGGTCTGTCTAATGTAATACCATAGTCCGGAGCTTCTCCGTCAACACCTTTGTCATAATCACAGTAGTAAACATGATTAACAAATCCAAAGAATGTCCATTCTGGTGCAGTTGCATCGTCATTAACTTTTAATACTTGACCTGGTTTGCCAATTGGCAATCTTGCTGGTCCTGAGCCGCCATAATAAAGCATGTCGCCTGCTGTAGTTAAGTTTCCTGATTCAGCACCACCTGACATAAAGTTCCAATATGTTCCTGGACCGTCATTAGCTGGATCATTAACTCCTACATTTGATGTGTGTGCCAATATACAGATGTATGCGTTCACACCCTGTGTTATAACATCTCCTGCATCATACAATGTAGAGTTAGTATGAGCACTTTTCCATGCTGTACCTTCGTTTAATCGATCCCAGTAACTTGAGTTTGGAGGACGTTGACCATTTGAGTTTGCCGTAGCTAGGTATGTGTAACCACCTAAACGAACTACGTCACCTGTTCTATAATCTTGTGTACTACTATCGTCTCCGTAGTCTCCACGTAAGTTAAATCCAGTTACAAACACTGCCCAATCTGAGGCTTGTTCTGCTGGCTTTTTCTCTATGTTATTAGTTTTAGCAATATATGTATAGCCGCCGTATGTTACAATGTCACCTGGCTGGTACTCTGAATATGGACCCCAAGTATCTTCAAATTCTAACCCTGCAACAAATATTGCCCAACGAGCTTCGTCTAATCTTAAATTCTGTGCTGTTGCATTTGATGTGTGATGTGTTGTACAAATCCACGTACCGCCCGAATCCTTTACAACATCGTTAATTTTATAGCGTGTAGCATTTGCCCACTCGCCTAAGTATTCAATACCTTTATGAAAGTAATCCCACTTAGCTTGGTCCGCTTCTAATCCAAGAGTAATAGTAGCTGCCGATGTATGACCAGTTTTTGTTCTGTAAACTTGACCACCATATCTAGCTAAGTCGCCTACACGATATCTAGTATTAATTGCCCAGTCTGCTTTCCAGTCTTGGCCATCTGACATCATATCCCAGTTAGCTTGGTTTAATTCTAAACCTGAACTAGTATTAGGAGCACTTACGTGATATACTGTACAGATATAAACTCTAGATCCATACTTAACAATGTCGTTAACTTTGTAACGATAGTTTATTGCCCAGTCAGCTTTGTAATCAAATCCTTCTGAGAATAAATCCCAATATGCCGCAGTACTGTCGTCGCCTAAATTACTTTCAAGGCCGCCAATTGTATCATCATCTGATATATGACCAGTGTTACAAATATATAATTGAGCACCATACTTTACAACATCATTGATCTTGTAAACTGTTTGTACAGTCCATTCTCCTTTCCATGTTTGACCATCGGAAAATTGTTGCCACTTCGGAGTAGCATTGTTTAGATCTAACATGAAATCTGTTTGAGCAATGTGCCCGACTACGCATATGAACGTCTTACCGCCATATCTTACTACATCGTCTTTATAGTAAGTGGTAGAAGAAGTCCATTCATCTTTCCAAATAAACCTAATTCTACCTAATTTAAACTCTGCCATGGGTCACTCCAATATTATTATTAGTATTTATCAAAACCCTAAACTCCTTAATCTTTCTTAGTTGTGCTTGCATTAGAACGCTCCTCCTGCAAAGAATGCATGTGCTAGTAGGTTTCCGTCAATACCGTGTGCTACTCCCGGAGTTGCTGGATCGCCTTGGAAATTAACTACTGTATCAAAGGTAATTGCTCCGTTAAGGGGAGTAAATATTTCATTTCCTCGAAAGCTAATATTACCTGCATTTAATCTGTTAACAGCTATGTCCGAGCCACCACTTGAAATACGTGACTTAACATATATACCAATTGCCTTTTGCGTTGGCACAATATTATTAGAGTTTGCTGTAAATGTGCCGTCTGTACTAAATTCTCGAACAACTGCACCAGTACCACCAAGCACAACACCACCTAGACTCAGTTCTGATAATCCACTTAGATCAAAGAAACTTGCATTGATTGATATTGTACCCGTTGACTGCTCAACTTCAAATAATTCGCCAACTCTAAAGTTACCGTCTTGGTCTGTGCTTGTATAAAATACTCGCCCTCCGCCATACTGTAATACTTCGTTATATTGTTGGGGTTCATTTACTGAATTAAATCCAAATGTATATAATCCAGGATATGCTGTGTCGCCAAAGTTACCAGAACCAATATCTAAGAAGTCGTGACCAGTAAGTCTAATTTGACTATACTTTTGTCTTAGTGTTACTGGGGAGCCATGTGCTGGCGCTTCTGCTCTACCAAGTCCCGGACTAATTTGGAACTCAGCCTCATAATTAGGTGCACTGCCCGAATTTGATATTGTTTTAACAACATAGTAAGTAACTCCGTCAATTCCTGAAATAGCAATATTGTCGCCTGGACCAGGTAATGCTGATAGTGCCGAAACTTTTAATGTATCTTTTATTTGTAAAATCTCTGCATAACCATCTCCAGCAGTAATTGCGGCTGTAGCACTAAAGTATCCTGTTCCTCTAGATGTATAAGTTGGCCATCCAAGCACTCCGTTATTAACAGAAACGCTAGTTGTTACATCTAATGTAGCTTGCGGATCAAATACTGTAATTACCGGTGGCGTTCCTGTATCATAATAACTTCCTGGGTTGCTTATAATAAACGAACCAATTCTATTACTACCTACAATTGCTATAGCTTCTGCTTTAGCTCCTGTAGCAATTCTTACGCCAGATGTTGTGTCAACAGCTACACTAATCCATATACCGTCATTGGCTGCAACACCAGTCCAGTCTTGTGCACCTGGAGTTAATTTACTTGTCCAAGCATATCCGTCTCTACTAAGTGCTACAATATCTGATAGTGGATTAGTTGATACAAATAGTCCTTGACTGTATGCAAGATCTCTCCATTTACCTGTTTCCATACTACCTGCATGCCAAACTATTCCGTCATTACTAACTGCTGTCGGACATGCTGTACTATCGTCTTTTTCGCATATTGCAACAAATCTGTCATTACCATAAACTACTTTATTCCATTCTTGACTAGATGGTAGTGCAACTTCTGTCCAAGAACTTCCGTCATCTGCACTATACAATGCTTTGTTTCCGCCGCCTTGTATAATTACAAACTTGCCTGCACCGTACGTACAACTTGCCCAATCAGCAGTTACGCCTACATTAATACTACTCCATGCTTGGCCGTTGTTTGTTGACTTTGCAATAGTTGTAGTTCCTGTACTATCATTTGTTCTAGCTACTGCAATTTTAATTTGTGAGTTAGTTGCTGTACTACCAGTTACATCGGACCAATCAGATGATGTAGGTAGTGTAGCTCCCGACCATGTTGTTCCGTCTGTAGAGTACGCTACTTGATTTCCTCCTTCTGCAACAGCTATATATGTGCCGTTAGTAAAATCAACTGCTGACCAATCTGCTGTAGAGGGCAAAGTTGTCGCGCTCCATCCTGTACCATCTGATGATACTGCCGCAACTGTTGTTCCTTTTGCAACAGCTACAAAGCCGTTAGTACCATAAGTAATAGCTGACCAAGGTGATGCACTTGGCATAGTACTTGTAGTAGTTGCGTATGTTGGTTCTGGAATATCAACTCTAGGTTCAATTACATAATAAGTACTGCTATCAAACGCAACTACATTTGGCATACCTGTAACGTGTTCCCAGCCATCTTCGCCGTTTGACTCTTTTTGTACTAGGGCCTGTTTTATATCTACCCTAAACGTTTTAATTTTAGCATACTGCCCAGCACCTGTTCCTGCTGTAATTCTTACCCGCATGCCTTCATACTTTGCCGGAGTTCCTGTGTCAGCACCCGATAGTACAATTTCAGTAGCATTGCCTGATTGGGCTTTGTTAGCTAAGAATTGATAATTTTGTCCGCCAATGAAGTTTGAATCTTCTTCTGATGCAAATATTTCACTAACGCCGCCTTGTCTAAATTCAGTGTATGTTGGATCTGCTCCGACACCAACACTAGTAATAGCCACTGTTGCGGTTGTATAATCTCGACCTGCATTTGAATAACCAAATCCATGAACATTATTTTGATCATTATACACTGTAGCAATTTGTCCTTCAAGACTTCTATTGTTTACAGTTGCAGTTGCTGGTGTTTCAGTAACGTCATATCCTTCAGCAACCGAACCGTATAACCCGTAAGAGTTGTTACCATTCAATGCTCGAATTTTGCCGCCGTCTGTAGCTAAGTAACCAATGTGACAATAATATGTAAACACAGATACAAGCTCTGATAATCCTTCACCGTTAACCCAATATCCGATGCCGTCACTTAAAATTTGTGTAAAGTCGTTAGCAACCATTGACTTATTGCCGCCGTTATGCAAGTTCCCGTCAATCTTCATACCAGTACATCCTGTACCAAATGTTGATACGTTTTGTACATACGGAGATTTATTAATAATCCAAGTAGTGGTATCATCAATGCCGGTTCCTGGATCTAAAGAAACATAAGAGCCTCCGTTTGGACGTCTTGTTAAGTTTTGGTTTGTAGCACCTAAGGTTCCAACTTTTCCGTTTAACGACATGTTTCGTAGACCAGTACCATTATGCATTCTAAACATATCAATAGCTTCATAGCCTGCGGCTGGTTGTACTACTGTACTTCTTAACTCGTCGCCTACAATAGCTGTGTCAGCTGGTACAATAATCGGTAGTATTTCTAGAAAAAGTCCCGTGGATACAAATATTGTAGCCGGAGCTCTAGCCGCTAAGTCAGCTGATATATAATTACAAGCATATTTTATTGAAGCATATGCAGTATCCGGAGTACTACCAAATCCTACTGCATCAGTGCCACCTACCGAAACGTAATAAACTTTTACTGTTTGGTTTAAACTTTCCCATTTAACTGTAGCATCTTCGTTTACTTTAATTACTTGTCCTGCGTTGCCTATAGTAAGGTTTGTAGGAGCAAGAGTACTTCCGTCATATCCTGTAGCAAACGTTCGTACATCACCTCGATATCTCAAAGTATTATTTACTGCCGATGTTGAATTACCAGCATATATGCTCCAGTATGTAGACGCTCCAGTTTCCGGGTCTGTGTCAACAATTGGTCTTGCTTCGAATAAATTACTGTAGTGTTGTGCTTTACAAATATACGTAATACTTCGGTCCATAACAACATCACCAGGTTGATACTGTAAGTACGTACTGTCTGATGCATCGTCTACCGTTTGATAGCCGCCGTATTCTCTCCATTCGCCTTGCCACATTATTCCAGTTTTAAGTAATAACCATTTAGTTAATCCGTAGTCTTGTGAGGCGATATCTGTTTCAATTGGATCAGATATTAAATCACCTGGTTCTATTAATTCGCTAGACGTAATAACTACTCTAGCTTCGTACAAATATCCATTTCTTCTTACTACACTACCAACAGGGTATGTTTGGGTTATATCCCAATCGCCCTTCATTTTGTAGCCTCTAGTTAATAATTCCCATTCGCCTGCATCTTGTAATCTGCCATTCTCGTACGGTAATATACCAATATTAATTGTTAATGCAGTATAAGAATAACCACCGTAAGTTACGATATCTCCTGGCTGATACATCGTCCCCGGCAACCATTCTGTTTCGTATCCAAGTCCGGGTATCCATATATCCCAATCATTAGCTAGATCAAACACATCAGTTCCAGACATGCCGCGTTTTGCTTTGTACAGACTAGATCCGTATCTTACTATATCGTTAGTTTTATGATATGTTCCAGACCAGTCACCTTTATATTCAATTCCTTCAACAATTAATTCCCATTTAGCAGCCGACGAATCTAAACCTAAGTCAGTACCAATACCTTCTTGTAGTCCGTCGTTACTAGTATGTCCTATTGTACATCTATAAATGTTTCCGCCATATCGCACTACATCGTCTTTAATATATCTAGTTCCTACAGCCCAATTATCCTTCCAGAAATCACTACGTTGTAATATAACCCAGTTAGCTTGATTCGCTTCTAATCCTGCATCTACTGCACCTGATTGATGGTTAGTTATACATACATACACAATGCCACTATAACGCACCACATCATTCTTTTTGTATTCTGTAAAGCCACTCCATACGTTTAGCCAGTTATAGCCTTTAGCAAACGGAGCCCACTTTGCTTGATCAGTTTCTAATCCCAATGCCACACTTGATGCACTAGAATGACTATCAATACAATTGTAAAGTATTCCTCTATATTTTACTAAGTCGTTTACTTTATAAAATGTCGAAGGTAACCAGTTGCCTTTCCAGTCAGTGCCGTCGACTACTTGCTCCCATTTAGGAGTAGATTCGCCTGATACTGTAAAGTCTAAGTCACTGTTAAAGTCTGCTGATGCTGTATGACTAGTTAACGAAACAAAAGTCTTACCACCGTATGAAACCATATCGTCTTTAATGTACGCTGTGGCTCCAGCCCAAGGACCTTTCCAATTGTAACGTATTCTATCAATTCTAAATTCTGCCATTTTCTTGTCCTAATTCTTTAAGTAAGTGTATTTATTTGGCCGCCCATGCCACTATGATTTACACAATAATAATATAGTGTTGGTGCGTTTACAGGTATTTGTATCTTAACATATGCGCCTTGTACACCTGCTACACCTAGCTTTGTAACTCCAGTAGTATATTCTACGCCGCCGCCCCATGTTCCGTTTGGTGTTGTTGAAAATCTAATTGGATGTGTATTGTTACTAACGTTAGCTTGTCCAAATGTATATGTTTGTCCTTCAAATAAGTTTAGTGTAGGTGTAAGTATATCATTAAGGTAGTATCTATTTCCAGTACCATATCCTGTTGTGCCAGTTGCAACAGTAACTTTAAAGTGTGATGGATTGTACGCACTAAGACCGTCTGTACTTACACCTGTAGGATACGTGTACGGTCTATTAATTCTTACAACTAGTTCGCCTTCATCGTTAATATAATAAAACAAATGTCTGTCATCCCAGCGCAGTTGTTCGTATGTTAAGTTTTCATAAACATAGTCATGGTTCTGATCACGTCCTTCAAAAAAGTCAACGCCTTGTTCAAAGTCACTGTAGTTTTTTGTAGGGTCGCCTGGCTTATTAACTTGTATCGATGCATCTGGATCCATTTGATCAACTTTTGTAAAAAACAATTCGCCGTCGTCGGTTCTGCGCAGTCCATAAAAGAATCTACCATCTAATCCACCTACAACATTTTCTTGATTATTTCCAAAATATGCCATGTTTTACTCCTATACTATGTCTACGTAACTGATAATAGCATCACAGCTATCAGCTAAATTACTTTGTACTAACAATGAATTATTTGCTGGAATAATTAATTTCTCTCCACCAAGCATTCCTTTAAAGCTACTGTTTGGTGCTACCATTACATCCTTCATAAAGAAACCTTCTACGCTTGTATCGTCCTTAACATAAATGTTAACGTTAATAGCAAACTCAGTTATATTTGCAATATTGATTCCTAATACAGTAGCGTTAGTTGATCCGTCACTTGCAAACACTTCAATCTTTTGTGTTCCTATATCTTTAATAATTTTGTTTCTAAAATATGTTGCCATTTTTTTATCCTAACGCTAATACGTATTCTAATGCCAGCGACTCTGCATCACCAAAACTTATACCGCCGCTTGAGCCTGCAACGGATACCCAGTTAGTTCCGTTATATAATTCTACTCTGGCCGCCTGTGTGTTATATCTAGTCATTCCTAATTCAGAGCCACTTGGTGCTGGACGAGTGTTATCTGCACCTACCGGAATAACTATTCCTTTTGTTCCTCCAAACTTAAAATATCCACTACCTGTGTTCTCAAAAACAGTATTAGTATTAGCAACTGTATTTTTAATAATATTGTTTTTAATACTAAAGTTATCTATTACAACACTACCAGTGCCGTTAGCAAGTAAGTTTAAGTCTGTGTTAGTACTTATCGTTGTGATAGTACTGCTGTCGATTTCTATATCTGCAACTTCTAACTTGTTTGTAACAAACTTAGTTGCTTCTAAACTAGCAGTTAGTGTGCCTGCATTATAAAATCTAATAATATTGTCATTTGCACCAGGCGTATTTTCCGCTGTTATCTTAGTGTCGCCGTCTTGGTCTTCAAGTTTTGTACTTAACTCTACCCAGCTACCGTTATACCCTTCAAACTTATTAGTAGTAGTGTTGTATCGTGTCATGCCTGTTACAGGACTAGCGTTCCGTTGGGCTGTTGTACCTTTTGGAAGTAGCATACTATCAGTACTGTTAACTTGCAGTATACCTGATGCTGGAGTTAATACCATATCTCCATCTGTGCTTAACACGTTTGTATTGAAACTAAAGTTTCCAGTAACAACACTGCCGCTGCCGTTTGGACGTAGTTCTAGATTACTGTTACTTGTGGTAGTAGTAATAAAGTTATCATCAATTAGTATATCACCAGTTGTAAAGCTATTTGCTGTAATCTTGCCTGTGCTATCTAATTCGCTAAGTGTAACTGTTCCGTTAACTGTAAGATCATTTGTAATAACAACATTGTTAGTTGGAACTAAAATAGTACCAGTGCCATTTGCACGTAGTTCTAAATTACTGTTTGATGCAGTAGTAGTAATAAAGTTATCATCAATTCTTATGTCTTCAAAGTTAGCAATTCCTGTTACAGACAATATTCCAGTTATGGTTGCATTGTTTGCATTAAATCCACTGGTTGATTGTACATTTGCAAAGTTAGTTGTTCCGTTAATCTGTAAGTCGTTTGTAATAACGACATTGTCATTTGGAATAACAACACTGCCTGTGCCATTTGCTTTAAGTTCTAAATCACTGTTAGATAATGTAGTAGTAATAATGTTGTCGTTAATTTGAATATCTTCAAAATCAATCTGACCATTAATTGTCATAGTATCATTTACTACAATGTTTCCAGTAGTAATATTTTCAGCAGTTACTGAGTCTAATACAGTATTACCGCTTACTGTTAAATTGTTGTCGACTACTACATTGCTATTGGAAACTCGTACAACTCCGCTACCGGACGCTTCTAATTCTAAATCACTATTAGTATCAGTTGTTCTTAACAAGTTTCCTGTAATTTGTATATTTTCAAAAAACGCTTGTCCTAAAATAGACGTTGTGCCGCTTACATTTAAGTTTCCTGTAATAGTTGCAGTATCACTTACATTTAAGTTTCTTGGAGTAAATGCACCAAGTACGTTTAAGTTTTGTTCAATAACAAGATTATTACTTGGCAATCTAATAACGCCAGTGCCTTGTGCTCTAAGCTCTAAGTCACTGTTACTTTGTGTTGTGCTAATAATGTTATCATCAATTTGTATATTTTCAAACTGAAATGCACCGTTAACACTCAATGTGTTAACGTTTAAGCTATTTGCTGTGATGTTGCCAGTTGCTGTAAGACTAGCAAGTGTAGTTGTCCCGGCAACACTAATGTTACCCGTAACTTCTAAATTACTACCTGGAATAGTAACGTCACCAGTTCCAGATGTACCTAACTCTAAATCACTATTAGTGTCGGTTGTACTAATTGTATTGTTTTGAATGTTTATATTTTCAAAACTAGCTTGCCCGGCAATAGTTGCTCCGCCGCTAATTGCTAAGTCGCCTGCAACAGTAGTTATTCCAGACGTTTGTGTAATATTACCCGATACTGTTAAATTGTTTTGTGCAACTACATTTCCGGCAAATGTTGCTGTTGAATCAAATTGTGTTGTTCCGCTAACTGTAAAGTTACTGCTTGGTACTGAAACTGTTCCAGTGCCGTTTGCACTTAATTCTAAATCACTATTACTATCACTAGTGCGAATTCTATTTCCAGTAATATTAATATTATCTAAGTCTAATTCATTTGCATAAATCTGATTCCAACGTTTAGTAATTGATCCTAAATTATAAGTTGCAGTTAAGTTTGGAGTTAGGTTACTATCTATGTCGCCAGTAAACTGAATACCATCTGTGTCTGCATCACCAATTGTAATGTCTCCACCGATTGTAACGTTTCCAGTTACATCTAAGTTTCCAGTTATGCTAGTGTTGTCAGCAAGTATTATACTTCCTGATACACTTGATATTGTCATGTCTGTTGTAAGAGTTTTTATTGTACTGCCCTGGATTCTAAAGTCTCCAGTTTCAATTTTAGTACCATCAATAAATGTAGTATCACTGCCTGTTTGGAATGTTAATCCATTAGTAGTAATAACTTCTAAGTTCGCTGTGTTAAATTGCACTTGCCCAGTTTCTTGGTCGACAAAGAATGCATCGCCAACTCTAAAGTCACCTCTATGGTCAACACTAGTAAAATGCACTTTAGCTGAGTTAGCTTCAACAACTTCATTTGCTTGTATAACTGTTGAATTATCATTATCAACTGCTTTGCCGTTACCTATGTATGCAAAGTTTTGCCCAACTAGGTATATCTTTACACCCGGGCCGTCACCGTATGCTCCGTGTGTACCATATACGTTTGCGCTACCAATTGCTCTAAGTTCGCCACCAAAGTCAGATACATCAAACAAGTCGATAAAGTTAGCAGTTGCTCCTCCACTAAATTCTATATTTTGTGCAATTTTAACATCTTCGTCAAACTTAACAGCCGCATTCACTCCGTTGAAGTGTGATAAGAACTTTGTTTCTGCGTCACCAATAAGTGCGGCACTAGCAACAGTAAATCCTGCATCTGATGAGTATCTTGAACTTCTGCTAATCCTAACATCGTCAATGTATCCACCTACTGCTGTTTCGCCAGCAAAGGTTGCACCTATTCTTACAGGCTTACTTGTTCCATAATTGTTGTTGTCGAGTATTGCAGTACCAACCTTAGTACCGTCTAAGTATAATTTAGTTGTGTTAGCCAGTCTACTTACAGCAATATGATGCCATGTATTTGCAGATAATGTTCCACCTGTAATTCGCGTTACGTCTGCTACATTAAATTTAAGTGTAGTACCGTCAATCAATAATGTTGGAGTAATGTCTGATGCTAGTCCTGCACGTAAATCAAATACTGTTTGTACTCCACTTACTGCACTCAATCTAATAAAACATTCTAATGTAAAGTCGCCTGTACCAAATCCAAAGTCGTCATTGGCGCTCATACTTATATAGTCACCAGTTCCGTCTAATAGTAAACTAGCACTACCAAACTTCTTTTGTGCGGTACTTAGCTGTGCATTACCAACTGCACTTTGATTCTTTGCTTGGCGTGTTGTAACCTCAGATACGCCTGCAAGTTTTCCAGCTATATAAAACTTACCGTCTGCGTCTTTACTAGCAATTGTTCCTGTACCTAGTACACTACTTCCGTCGATACTTTTTAAAGTAAACGTTTCGGCTGCCGCAAATGATCCTGTTAATCCGTTTACTCTTATTGCAGTTCTACCTGCATTTTTTAAGCCTGCTGATCCATCAACTGCATATAATCCTTTTGAAGCAAAGTAAGTAAACGAGTTTAACCATTCAACCCGTGTTCCGTTAGTTATTGAAAGTCCGTTAACACCTGGAGTAATAAATGTTACTGCATGAAATAAACAGCCTGCTTCTTTACTAGTTGCGTGTGCTACTTGTCCGTCTAAGTATGCTCCGCAACCTGCATCTCCTTGATCAAATCCTCTAGGATCGCCTGAGCTAACAACTGACCCTGCTGTTATTACACTTACATTTCTAATATAAGGGCTTCTAGAAGTTACTGTAATATTAGTTGCAAATTTAAATGCGTAACCTTCGTTTGCGCCGCTATTGAAAAAGAAGTCTTTAACAGTTAAATCTTCAACAGTAACTTCGCCATTGAGCAAAAATGCATCATTGTTATTAGTGCCCACTGTAGGTGTAATATTAACAGTACGCATACTGTGGCCTTTAACAGTTACACCTGCTGAAATAGTCATAGGAAATACTTCTACATAATCTCCTGGATATACATGAATTGTATCACCGGCCGTTGCGAGTGTTAATGCCTTTGTTATTGTAAGTACTGGGTTGTTTTGATGTAGGCCAGCGTTTGAATCGCTACCGCCCTTTGCTACATAATAAATATTGTCGTGTGTTAATCCTAAATTAACATTTCCAACATTTAATGTTGTAGAATTAATATCAGTAGCAGTAACAGTAGTTGCCCAAACGTTGTCCCACCGCTTTGCTGTACTGCCTAAGTTGTATGTGTTGTTTGCATCCGGAATAACATCACTAGCAATTTCAGCATTAATTGTAATGTTGTCAGTATCTGCATCACCTAATGTAATATTGCCGTTTGCTGAAATATTTCCAGTTGCGTGTAAGTTACCAGTTACATTTGTGTTAGCTAATAGCTCAATTGTACCAGTGCCGTTTGCATCTATTTCTAAATTAGCATTAGAGTCAATAGTTTCAATAGTATTGCCCATTAACTGGATACTATCAACAACTAATCTATTTTGGTAAAAGACTTCGTCAGCAGTTCCTAGTACTACGTTACCGTTAGGATTAGTTATGCCGTTGCCGGTAATTTGTATGTTGCCAACAGTAAGTGTATTTGTTGCTCTTAGATTAGTAGCGTTAAGTGTTCCTGCTACGTCTAAATCGTATTGTGGAGATGCTGTGTTAACACCGATGCGACTGTTGTTAACATCTAGATATAATAAGTCCGTCTCAAATGCTAAGTCTACCCCGTTTCTAACAAGGTTTGACTTTAAGAGCGGACCGGATATGCGACCTACAGCCATCTTAACTCCTTAATACGGGGATCCTGTCCCTCTAGCCACCTTACGTTGCGGGCTAACCACAGTCTGATAACAACGATACATTTTAGGTCATATCTTTGTTATATAATGTATTTATGCAATTGTAATATTTGTTACTACTAGCCAAATATAATAGTGTAAGTGTTTAACAAATCTTCCATATCACTTCGTGATGCCGCGCCGCCGCTTCCGACAGCCGTTATCCAGGACACACCAGTAAACACTTCTAAGTAGGAAAGCTCAGTATTATATCGAGTATGCCCTTGTTCCGGTGATGATTCTCGTTGAGCTGATGTACCAGACGGAAATACTATTCCTTTGTTATCTGTAAATTTTACATAGCCAGTCCCAGAGGCGTTATCAAAAGTAACTGCACCGCCATTATCAGCAATAAATTTATTATCCTGAGCATGAAAGTCTCCAAACGTAACTCTAGCATGTCTAGCATCTAGTGTAAGATTTGTGTCTGTTCCGGTAACAGTAATATTGTTGTCTGATAGAGTTATTCCACTAAGTTCAACTTTGTTGAATTCAGTTTTATTATTACTAGTAAATTTAGAAACAATTGATCCGTTTACTTTAAAATTTAAGTCATTGCTAATACCAAGTGTTGATAGTTCTATTCCTGTGTTAAGGTCATCTGACAATAATGCACTACTCAATACCCGACTAGTAGTTGGTCCGTATCCAACTACTTGATTTACACTAGTGTTGTATCTAATCGAACCAATTGTTTGTGATGCATTTTCTTGTGCAGTTGTACCCTTTGGAACTATCATTGACCCTGTTGTATTAATAGTTAGTACATCAGCTGGATCTAATTGTAAGTTGCCACTTGTGTTTGTAAAAACATTAGTTCCAAACGTTAGTCCATTATAATCAACAGTTCCGGTGCCATTTGCATTAAGTTCTAAGTTGCTGTTACTAACCGTTGTTTCTATAAAGTTATCATTAATTTGTATGTTGCCAAGTACTTCAAGTGATCCTAAATCTACATCATTTTGTATATTAATGTTTGCCGCATATAGCTTGCCTGTTACTGTAATTCCGTTAGTTATCTCAACGTCTTCGTGCATTCTAACAGTGCCAGTACCGCTTGCACGTAACTCTAAATTAACATCGGTTGCTGTAGTTTTAATCGTGTTGCCACTTATTCTTACGTTATCAATTTGTGCTGGAATTCCTGCACTACTTGTATTCAAACTAGATACTGTAAGATTTACAGTATCAAAATCATTTGCAACAGATATAACACCAATAGTAGTTACCCCATTAACAGTTAATCCGTTTTCAATAGTAACGTTGTCATTAAAGTTAACTACGCCAGTACCGTTTGCTCTAAGTTCTAAATTGGCATTTGAATCTTTTGTACTAATTACATTACCGCTTAAAGATATGCCTTCAAATATACTGCTACC